GGAAGACTGGAAGGCTGTCCGAGGGAGAGAGATCAGCCCCGAGGTAGATACTGCGCTGAGGAAGCAGCATCAGCGGATCGAGGAACTCGAGCACGCTATGCTGTGTGTCTTTGAGTACCTGTTTGATGACGGCCAGCGTGTGCTTGCTCGAGGCAACGAGCGTTTCAATGACAGCTTAAAGGGAGGTGAGTAATGACTTACCAAGATCCAATGGTCGCAGCTACCAAGCTAATCAATAACCTTACAGCCAGTGTTGAGTTGCTCACTGCTATGAACAACAAGCTTCAAGAAGCTTTGCTTATCGAGCGACAACTTAACAGTGAGATCAATAACGAGAGGATGGATCACGACTATAACTAATGGAACACGACGGCAAAGACCCAATTGATGGGTGGTTGTTTGTCGCACTGAAGCGCACACAAATAATGATTCTGTATTCACTACTAGAAAAAGAACTCAAACGCCGTGCGCCAAAGAGCGAAAGCATCACTCAAGATTTATTAATCCTTAACTATATACTGGAGAAAGCATGGCAATCGTCGGACGATACGTCTTCGGACGAGTCGCAACTCCCAAGCCAATCAGGATCTTAAAGAACGGTACGCTTAGCACTGCTAAGAACCAAGACACTAGCGCAGCTATGTACTTGGCTGCATGTCATGAGCACGAGGTAGAGATTGACCAAGACTTTATGCAGCAGCTTCACGATAGGGACAGGCGTGCCTGGTCTTCGGAGGTTGACTGGGTAATGACGGGTGACTCTATCCAGTATGCGCTGGAAGAGACACGAGCTATTGGCTTGCGCATGAAGGCTGAGACTTATGCGTCACCTCGTAGCGTAGCTGCGTGCAGGCTGTGTGACTGGAAGACACTGTGTCGCACTGATCCGACAGGTGACATCGAGAATTGGTTCGGTGTTCGTGACCGCAGCGGTGACTACAGCGGAGCGGGTAAGTCATACTCTGTTCCTGGTCGTCAGCCATTGCATCATGATCGTGCGTTTATCGTGTCACCATCGCAACTGCGTAGCTACATGATGTGCCCTCGTCAGTGGTACTTCAGTTACAAGATGAACAAGGAACCTGCGAGGCAAGAGTGGAGTAAGATCTCAGCCCGTACCTTAGGCACCTTGGTGCACGAAGGGTGCGATGCTTTGGCTTATGCATTCTCAGGCTGTAAGGATGTAGGTAGTTTTGTTCCGACGCAGAGTGTGTCCGACCTAATCTTAATTGCTAGGCTTCGCATTGATGCTAAAATAACTGAGCTTAAACAACACATTGAAGCACTAGATGAGGACTTCAAGGCGAGTGAATGTGCATCTACAGCAGTGAGAATGTTTTGCTTGGCAATGAGGAACATGTACTCTATTGAAGAGTATGAGCAGCGCAGGATCTTTCGTGTGCCTGGCACCTACATGTGGGTAACATGTCAGCCTGATCTGATCGGCACTGATAACGATGGGAATACAGTTGTACTTGATTACAAGACCAGCAGTAGCCAGCAACTCGATACCGTATCCGATAACTATTTAAACCACCCAGCCATGTTCTTATACGCTCATGCTTATAAGGCAGGCTTACCCGTGAAGGAGATTGAACATGGGTCTTAAGATGATTGACTATGCGAACGACCAACGAGGGATGATGACCATGGTGTATGGTCCGCCCGGTGTTGGTAAGAGCACGCTTGCTGCTCGTATCGCAGGCCTTGATGATGGCGTCGGTGTGGCGCTAGACTTTGAGGTTGGTATGCAAGAGGCATTGCGTGAGGTGGGTAAGGACACCAAGCTGTTTGATCTGTCCGAACCTAATGGAAATATGGGCGGCGATGTCGTCGAGTTCCTTAAGCAGCTACGCAATAAGAAGGAAGTGAAGTGGGTTGTCGTCGACACGCTAAGTGAGATGGCATGGTCATTACTTCAGGGTATCTCTGGCTCTAACCAAACCACATTGAAGATGTACGGTGAGCGGAAGAAGCAACTGAAGATGATCATGCATGAGCTAAAGAATCTCTCCAAGATAGGTAAGAATATTCTAATGCTTAGCCATGAAGCGGTCGGTGAAGTCGAGGGGTTGCCAGGTTACTACGCACCCGAGTGTCCTAAGAATGATCGAGTGGACATCGTAGGTACGTTTGATCTGGTCGGTAGGTTGCAGGTCTTAAGCAAGACGCAGGCTGCTGCAATGAATCTCAAACCAGGATCACAGGTGCTTAACCTGAACCGTGATCCTCAGTTCGTTAGTAAGTGTCGCTATCGTATCTTTAAAGATGGCGAGTCACAGGTTGTACCAGTCGTTAGCGAGGATGATGTCCTTGCCTTTATCAATAAACTCAACAAGCGGTAGGAGGCTATTATGAGTTTTATGGATCGGATGAATGAAGCAAGTAACCAAAGTGATACGGAGTTTACTCCGTTACCTGAGGGTACTTACACTGCTCGGCTTACAAATGTAGAGACCGAGCCTCACCCTGATGATGGTATCATGCGTACCTCATTGGAGTTCACCATTACCCATGGTGAACACAACGGTCGCCGTGTTTGGGATAAAATCAAGCACGCTGATACCATCCTGTGGAAAGCAGGTGCTATCTTCAATGGCATGGGTATCAAGGGCGACCTTGAAGGATGGGGCGATTGGGCGCTTGCCGTAGGCGAGCAGGCCAATCGTTGCTTCATGATCACGACTAACAATCGTGAGTACAATGACAAGGTGTACACTGGTGTTAAGCACCTAACGCCTGGCGATGACACGGGGTTCAACCCTCCCTCTAACGAGGTGCCATTCTAGGATGGGCATCCGAGTACTGGGTATTGACCCAGGCTTTCGCAGCCTTGGCTGGGCTATCATCGAGTACGATGGTAGCCTGGCTAAGTGCGTCGAAGCTGGCGTCATTCGCACGCAGAAGTCTAAGCATAAGATCCCTGTCTGGCAGGACAACCAAGCTAGGTGCAGGATCATTGGCGAGGAACTGCGTAACGTCTGTTCATCTTATAACATTAAGCTCATTGCTGTGGAGGCAGAGAGTTGGACACGCACCTCGAGTGATCGTGTGATTGGCATGGCTCGTGGTCTTATCTATGGGCTGGCTGTTGATAACTGGCCGTTAACTCAGTGGCATCCGAAGGATGTGAAGGAAGAGTTGACGGGTAAGAAGTCAGCCAGCAAAACCGAGATCACCGAATGGCTCTGCGACAACATCCCCGGTGCATCTAAGTATCTTATGAGGATACCCAAGACACAAAGGGAGCACGCAGCAGATGCCGCAGCTATTGCACTTACAGAAATTAAGCGAGGGAACCTTGTCAAACTCTACCTTATGGCCACAGGAGAAGCAGGGTAGCTATGAGTACGGTAAGCCTTATCAGTTAAAAGCTGCGGGGACGAGCGCACTCGAGGGTATCCTTAATAATGCACGCAAGTCATTCGCTCCTGGTATTAGGACAGGGTTCAAGCGACTCGATGATGCAGTGCGTATGTCGCCAGGACGATTGATTGTACTGGGTGCTAGACCTGGTACGGGCAAGACAACCTTGGCTACTCAGATCGCAGTCCAGATTCTTAAGGGCTACAAATACGGCAAGGTGTTCTACTGTTCCGTTGAGATGGGACCAGCAGAGATCGGGCTCAAAGCTATCTCGTGTATCGCAAAGCAAAATTGTATCACGCCATACGAGGAAGAGAATGAGCAAGGGATCACTCACGTTGAGTCTCTCGTGTCGCTAGAGCAGAACGTCCTTAGTAGGTTGCATGTTTATTACGGAATGCAATTAGAGAACATCCTCGAAGCTTGTGACTTACTTAAAAAGAACAGCGATGACCCATTGCTTATGGTCGTTGTTGATTTCATCACGTCAGTCCAGCCCATCGGTGAGTACGCTACACGCAGTGAAGCGGTAGGCTCAGTATCCAAAGCACTTAAGGCTATGGCCAAACGATTAGATGTGCCTGTCCTTTGTTGTGCTCAGCTTAACCGTGGCACTGCTACAGCTAAGGCTCCGAGCATGAAGGACCTGCGTGACAGCGGAGAGATTGAGCAGGATGCAGACTCAGTGCTGCTGTTACACAAGCCAGTCGATAAGGAAGGGGCACTGGCTGGCAAGGTAGAAGTTATCATTGATAAGAATAGATTCGGTACGATGGACAGCCTGTCCCTCTACCCACAGTTACATCATCACAGATTCGAGGAGGCGTAATGCCTAAAAAGGTTTTTAATATCTACTCGTTCAATCACGGGAAAGGCAGAGACTGCGGCTTGCGTTTCGCTGAAAAAGCGGGGCTTGAAAAAAGAAAGCACGGTACAATGACAATCGAAACCTTTGATGATGTGTCATGTTCAATTGCTGAGTACGATCCCAAAGGACGGTGCCGCTCTAGCAGTAAAGAAATTGATGGAACCCAATGGTTTATTGAGGAAGCATAATGCCATACGATCTAGAAAGAATGTATAAGTCAGTGTCTGAAAACGAAACAGAATTTGAAAGGCCAACGCTTCATGAGGCTTGTAAAACTCTTATTGGTTATCTGATTCAACCAGAAGAAACTCGCGCAACTAAGAGGCCGAGCCTAAAAAACAGAATGGCCGCAGAGTTAATTCGTCAATATGTAAAAGGATATACTGAGTTAGAATACGACCCAGGTGTAACTGTTGAAGAGCGCCAAAACAGTTAACCAGGTACCACACCCCTCCCCCTTAGGGGGGAGGGTGTGTGTCTACCACTTAACTTTGTTAGCCCAGTACGCAGCAGAGGTCTTGCCCTTGGCAATGTTCTTACGGTGACGAGCTTTGAAGGACTTACGCTTAGCCTTCATGCGGTCAGACTCACCAGACTTAGGCTTGCCCGCTGTGCTCGCACCCTTCT